CCACCACCATCGGTAGTAGACATAGGAACTTTGATTATTTGCCCTGGAAGAAAGAATGCAGGCGCAGTGCCAGAAGCACCAACTGCAATAGCACCACTAGATTGACCATATACATTCTGAATATTGCCTGCTGATTTATAATCACCAGCCATATACAATTTAAATGTATCACCTGCAGTCAAACTACCTGGAGCGCCACCATCGTTGTATGCAGTTAAATCTGCATCACCGCCAGTACCACCAAGTACGTCCACATTATTATTTTCTACCCATCCTGTTACATAGGCATATCGCTTATTCCAAGACCCACGTTTCTCAGTAAATTTAAACTGAGGATCGTCAGTTGGTTTTTTTGCAGCCATAGAAACAAAACGGAAGAAAGGATCCTGAGCCAAAGACAGTTCAGATACACGATCACCGAAATTAAACTTTCGTCTAAGATCGCCAGTATCTAGATTACTGCCACTTGAGCCAGGACTATCTGCATCACTAAAGGCGCCAATACTACCATAACTACTGTAGGCTTGGCCCCCATATAATACGTCAGCCATTTGTCTGTCTCCTTATTACGTTCAAGGACAGGCAAAAGCTGTTTAAGCTTTTTGTTGTGCCTATCCGAACAAGTTATCTAATTCGTCGTCAACGCCCTTCAAAGCATTAAAGACATTATCTTCCATGCTTTGCTCTTTAGAGCCTTGCGAGTTTGCTCCACTGGCACTTGTAGGTATGTTACGTACATTCTTCATCTGATTTAGCATATCCTTTTTAGTAGAATTTGCTGTATTAGCAGCTGTCTTTTCTTTATTTAAAAGATAATGTATATCTTCCAAAGTTAAAATATGCTCCTTAGCAGAATCAACAAAGCCTGAATACTCTTCATCAGTCATTTTATGAGCCTTACGGAATTCCGTCTCTTCACCTTGCCGAGATATTTCAGCTTGGGTTTTAGCAGCACGTTCCTTTTCAGCACCTATCATTTGACCAACTCTTGATTGAACCATACGGTCCACATGAGCATTCATTAGTTTCGCTGAGTCTGAATTTCCATCAGACATAGCTTCATGAGCATCAAAGACAAAATCTTCTTTTAATCCAAGTTCATCTTGAATTGTTGCAGAAGGTTTGCCACCACCTGTCAGATAATTACGAACATGGTCTACAAGACCACTGTCGTTTTTCATTGCATCAAGAACAGGGATAAAGGGCTTCAATTCAGACATCTCATTGTGTAAACGCTGAGCTTCTCTTGTTGAGTCTTTATATCGTTGTTCCCAATCTACCTGTGTCTCGTTGTTGGAGCCTTCCTCGCTTTTGACGTGGGTTACCTGTTCGGGGCCACTTTGTAGAGGAGGGGTTACCTCAGAGTTCCCAACGTCATCTTGTATAGCGCCATTGACGTTATTTTCAAGCGCTTCAAAGAAGTCGTTTCCCTGAGAGCCAAATACTGCATCTTGTACAGTTTCTGGGTTACCTTGGGCTGTTTCTTCTGTCATTGTTATCTCCTTATTTAAGAGTCTATAAACTTATATAACATTTAAGTGTTAAATGCAAGAAGTTTTTTAATCTTTTTTCACATTATTTGCAGAACGTTCAATTGCCATATCCATTTTTTCAGAGGCCACATCAAGATTATTTTTTCTTATATTACGCAAGAGTTTCTGTTGAGCTTCAGTTTCAAGAACTGCTGATTGCCTGGTCCCTCTTATATCCTGCTTATTTTTCTCAAGCTCCATAGCTCCCTGCATAACCTTTCCTTTGATACCAGCCTGGACCAATTGACGTTCAAGAGTTTCAATAGTTCCAGCTTGATCTTTAATCTGTCCATCCATCTGTTCCATCTGGCTCTGCATCTGTGCATACATACTCTTTCTTTTAGCAATACCCTCTTTATTTCTAAGATCAGTTTCGGCAAGTACTGCTATATCATCCACGACTCCTAGTTGCATAAGTTGTTTCAATTCTTCAAGATATGCCCATCTATTAACTGGAAGAGTAGATCCAGCCACTATAGTAACATCAAACTTAGCAGACGTATAATCCATAGACTTTCCAATTGCCTCTCCCATATCATTATAGATAGGAATATTAATTTCAGTTTCCCTCTGTTCCTGTAATGCAGAAGGCTGGATTATCCTGAATCTCTTATTAGCTGTATATACTGCCTGAGTAAATTGCATTACAAGCCTACCAAGCTGACGTAATGCAGGCTCAATGGAATGCTGCATCCATTGTTTTATTCTACGAGTTCCATATTCATCTAATGCAAGCATACCTCTAAATGTTTCATGCTGTTGTTGAGTATCCCCCTGCATAGCAGAATATATACCAGCTAAATATTCCATATCATTCTTACCTTCTTGTACTATAGTAAAGAAAGCATTTGAAAGTGGCGCTGGAGGCACTGCGGTAGGAGGATTAGCACCAGGTCTAATAGGCAATAGAGCACCAGGAGAAGAAGAATACTTTTCCCAGTAATCCATATCAATAGATCCTTCTTCATGCATCCAGCGCAATGAACTACCAAGAGATGCATTATGCACCATAATCTGATGAGATTTATTCATTTCTCTTTGTTTACCAATCAATGGTGCTACAGCACTCATTGGAAAGGGAGTTCCTGTCCATTTAAAATGAAATGGCACTACTGGATAATCAGTGATATTCTCAGGTAGAACTTCTTCATATAAAAGTTTATCACCAGCTATACATGTTTGCTTTATCCTATGCGCATGAAATCTCATCTGCCCAACTACATTCTGGGCAAAAACTTCATCATCCATTAGAACCTTAAACTCTTTTTCACTAATAACTTGATTCTCAATTTTAGACATTTCATTCTGCAGTTTGCTAACATATTCCTGTTCAGCTACTTGTAGTTGCTGAGCCATCATATCTTGAGCTTTCTGCATCTCAAGTTCATATCTTTCAGGAAGCATTTCGCCACTAGTAACAGCTTCCTCCATTGCTTTCTGCTGTTCTAAGAGCTGAACTTCCATTTCGGCAGCCATTTCTTTCATCTTAACTTCAACTTGCTGCTTCATCTGGGCTAATTCTTCTTTATTAGGAGGTATCCTATAGAATACGTTTATATGCGGAACTTTTAGTTTCTCATACACTTCAAAGAATTCAATCATCTCATCTTGAGTGCCATCAGGAGCAATAGCTTGAGCTTCATTGTAACTATCATTATATGCAAAGAGCTCTTGCTCGTCATCACCAGCAGCTCTCGTACTCCAGCTATGTTGTCGCGATTCATTAGAAGAAGCTGCATTTATTTTTCTTTTATGATCTGGAAATAATTTGGTAAGATGATTTTTAGGCAATACTTTTCTTATAAGTATAAATGCAGCATCCCTTAGGAGCATATCACGAGATTTAGGATCTACATAAATATCAAAAGGTTCTGGCTGTTTGAGAACAACTTCTCCCATTCCGTTATCTTGATCTGGATCCACAGTAAGAAGTATATAACCTACACTTTTGCATACAGCATCATTTATTGCATTAGAATATAAAGTAGAACCATCAGATAGATTCCATATATAATCTGCCATATTCCCAAATACTGAAGCCACATCAGAATCAGAACCTTCTAGACCAATAGCTTGCCATCTTGGATTATTAGCAGTTGCATAAAAATTAAGCATCTCTACAACTGGAAGAATACGATTTATTGTAAACGTAGGCATTCCCTGTTCCTCGAGACTATTCTTCTCTTCCTGTGTTAACTGTTCATCATGAGCAAAATCAAACCCCTTTTGGTTTATAAATTCCCACTGCTTTCTTGTCCAGTTGTTTGCAAGTTTATATAACTGTTGCACTTCATCTGGTCGTTTTGTCTTTGCCATTTATGTTACTCCTCTGTTAATACTTCTTCTTGCGTGTTACTTTCTTGCCAGTCTTCTTCGCGTAATCGCTGGCCGCTTTTTTCCCCTTTTTTGTATATTTGAACTTCTTTGGTCCTACTTTTGGCATTTTTGCACTCCTTTCTTGGAAAGTGTTTGTGATCTACATCACATATTTTTGGACAACTGTACCCCGCCTGCGGACACTCCTTGGTAATGTAATCACCATATCTAAGTGACCCTAAAAATATTAATCCTAATAATAAGTCCCATAACACAATTCATGGGCTTCTTATCTCTCATGCCGTTACCCACGACCTAGCTTTTGGTTTCTTTTTGGTCCATTTCCCATCCTTACCCTCATTAAAATCACAAGGATATGCAAACTTACATGCATATGCCAATGAATCTATTGTATCATCATGTGCCATTCTTGGACCAAATGTTATAATCTCTCTCTGTAAATCATAATGGGTTTTCTTAATATGGATCTGCCCAACCGCAAAGCGCTGGGCTAAAATCTCCTGTATTCTATCTCTTTTACTCATACGAGTACCTGGCTTTTCTTCACGAAATCCAATTGAAAAATCATTTCTTCTTTTCATCTCTGCTCTTATAGCCTGAAATACAGGTTTAGACATAGTAGTATCTTCAATTGTATATACTAGCGGATGATATATTTTTCCGTAATCGAATATATAGTCAACAATACCTTTTTTATCAGAGCCTGGAATACCGAGCACAGGTATACTCCGCTTCCTAAGATAATCGAGAACATAAATATTATTGTCCATATCGCAAGCAACAAAGATGATAACACTATAATCAGCATCCCTACGCTGAGAATCCGTAGCAGGGTCAACGCCCGCAAAAATATTGACTGGTTTAACATCTCCATCTTCCGTAACTATGCTGCTAATGCCAGCTTCTTCATCATAAACAAACTGACCATCCCAGTATTTAATATGTTCCCTTGTAAATATTGCATCTTCTTCACTTTGCACTTCCATCATATATTCTTGATAAAACTTCTGTGGAGCCCCAGAATCAGAGTAGAATTTCTTTTTCCTTTTCATTTCCTCATGACCAAACCAGTCTGGCCAAAGTGGAGTTCCATTATCCTGAAGAGCCTTATAAGTTATCACTTTCCATGAATATGAATCACTTCTTTTTTTTGACTGCTCATATCCCACTAATATTCTCTGAATAAAGCTATCATAGTGCACTGGAGTCCCATTTATTCGGAGTCTGCCTGTTTTCGGTTCCAATGCAGGAAAGACAACAGCAGTGACAAGATTAGATATCTTAGCTCTAGATTCTGGAGTTATCGTGTTATTCTCGTCTTCAAAATCATCAAGAACGATAAGATCATAACGCTTATGCAACTTAGCACCTCCACGAATACCAGAAAGATTAGATTTAGAAATAAGCTTACTACCATTCGTAAGTTCGATATCATCTTCAGTCCACTTTCTTCCCTTTAAATTTCCAAAATAATATTGCACTTTATCATTATATTCAAGATGGTACTTAATATAATCAAGGTTTGGCACACTGATTTTAGAACTTGCAGCCACCCATCCATAGAATAAAGGTTCTTTAGTAAATAAAAAATCATGCAATATAGAGCACTTCGTCATTACAGTCTTTCCATGTCCTCTAGGTAAAATAACTGCAAGTTGGCGAATACTTTGATCATTGACTGCATCAGCTACCTCATAATGAAAAGGTGGAGTTTCAGATCTCATAAAGTCATCTGGAAGGAATAACTT